AGCCGCTGATACACCTTCGACAAAAATAATGTCGCCGGCATTGAACAACGTTCCGCCAGAGGATAGAACATAGCCGTCCGCAAGAATACTCTCGCTTTTAACCATTCCCTTACGTCGGCAATTAGCAAACAAGAATTCCTCAAATGTGGGTAAGGAATTCTGTGAGGTAAAGTCGAACGTAAATCCTGCACTTGCCTTATATCCGACAAGCGTTCCTTTCTTCGGCATACGGCTGGAATTGATCGGACGACGGGCGACCTTGTCATTCTGACGCCCAAAATCGCCATATTCGTTAGGCTCACGTTCGAACCAATCGGCGTTCTGAGGAATGAGCTTAGGATCATTCTGTCTCGCCGCTAGAAGCTCGGTCGAGTTGGAGCTAATCGTATCCTTGAGAGCCATGATCTTAACCTTTCAGAATTACAGCTTATCTGGTAGAAGGCGAGTTTGACATGAACTCATAACGTTTGTTTAGAGTCATTGAAGTTTCGATCTATTCGTTTTTCGATCTGCGTTCATACCAAATATAATTCATAGTGACTAAGCCGCCATAATATCCCCCATCTTGATTACGCCTGCTATAATAACCGGCCATAACCATGATATCGGGATTATTTAAGCTGTTGAGTTTGTCTTGCATATAGAGCCCGGCTTGCTCTACTCTAGAATTTGTAATGTTTAGCCTAGTACTGCCGAATATCTGCATATACAGAGAAGCGTCTACACGCCATGTTGTTTGCTTAATATTGGTTGGAACCGCAATGTTTATATCCCAAGTCAAACGCGACCATAACTTATCGCCAGGATGCGGCTTAGGGATTTCATTGCTATCTAAATCTGTATATAAAACAGGGAAAGGGCCGGCGATGCCGATGATCGGCGGTAAAGTCTTCCATATATCGGTTGCATTTCCGAGATAAAAGTCTTTGTATTCTTTTATTTTTGTGGCCATTCTCTAACCTCACAAATATAGAGAATAGGAATACCGCCACTAATATGAACAGCGGGAGCGGCTACAACTTCATACTCTCGACCCGACTGATCTGTTATCCTTAATGAAGCATCAATCAACAACTGTTCGCCATCATGCGTCAAAGTATATGACGAGAAATAACAGGTTTGCCCAAATCGACGTTTATCAGCAACAGACGAGCTAAGAATATCGAAAATTGCAAACGTTTCTTTAGTTAGAGGTTCTAGCGGACTACCGTCCCACGGCTTAGCATTCCCGCTGTCATCTCCAACCTTGATGTTAGGAAATGTTAGGGTTATAGGCCCGCCGTCTTCCTTGCAATCGTTGTAGAACTCGACTGCGTCGTTAGAATAATTCATCAGCCTCTAACCACGTCCGCAAAGGCCAAGCTTCCGACCGCTTCTCGATCTTTCAGAACAGCTAACCAACTATCAACGGCCGGAAGTGTAGGCATGCTATTGCCTGCACCTTCGAACCATTCACGCTTGATTGCCGGGTTGTCTTTACGCTTAAGTTGCGGTCCTGCGCTAACATTAGGCGTCAGACTTAGACCGTCAAAGCTTGCTAATGCCGCTGCCATTTGTGCGAATTTTACTTGTGACGGAATTAGATTGTCAGGGTATTCTTCCGAGTCGGCGGTTAGATAGACGCCGTTCCTAGGATAGATGCCTGATTGCGTCTCGCTTTTGCGGGAACCTTTTAATTCAGCTTCAAATAAATTAAGATAATCCCATGCTCTTGTTAAATGAATTTCAGCCTGTTGAGTCGTCATGGTGACGCCTCTGGTCGCGGCGTATGGCACTAGAGTATTAGCAGAGACAAAGCTATTAGCGTCATCCTTAGCAGTGCCGTCTTCTAACTCTAGTGCCATTTTCCTAAGTCCCCATCATATTATCAAAAGACTATATTATTTGTCTTTTGAACTTTTGTTCTGTTGCGTCGGTTGCGTCGGTTGCTTGCCGAATCCACCTTCGCTTTCTTGCTTTTCTCGCTTGATCGCGGCTGCTTCTCGCTGTGATGCAGTCTGTGCGGTAGCATCACCGTCGCTGTTTTCCGTTGATCCTTTTGAAGTGTCGTTGCCGGGTTCGTTCTCGCCACTTCTGTTGTTCTGTAGAAAGTTCCTGTAGTTGAAGTCTTCGGCTTCCTTTTGTGCCGATCCTTTGCGCTCTTTGCGCGCGGCCTTTCTTTTTTCGAGAGATAGCATTTTACTATTCCTGTGATTGGCTAAGGCTGTATTTCAAGCCTTAGCGTAGTTGCAGTTAATAGTTAGCTAGCCTTATGCCTGTGCCTTGGCGTAGCTAACAAGGAACGCCATCGGAACCGCACTTCGCGGAACAACTCGCGTCCAATTGGCCGCTGCATTCAATTCCGCATGCGTCGGACTGAATTCAGCCGGCACTGCCGGATCGGTCCAATTGAACCCATACGGGTGCATGACCCACGTATGTCGTTCCCAAAGCGTTTCTTGCCCACCGCCGTTACCGGCCGACGCGGAACTCACCACTTCGACAGGCTTTTTCGGAGTGCCCTCGCCAAATGCCAGGCACGTTCCCGCACTGGCCCCGAACCCGATAGAACCGCGACCAAGCAGGATAGAGGTAAATTTACGTGCGTTACCTGCTCCCGACACTAGGGAAGGGTCATCCGTCGTAATGACGTTAAGTCCCTTATACTGGCGAAGAATGATTCTGCCTTCGCTGTCCTTAACGAAGTCAATTTCGTCTTCTTTGGCCATCACAGATGCGATCATGGAGTGGACCACGATAGTCGTGAAGACATCTGCGTTCTGACCGGCAGTGTAAGCTGCATCCAAGAATGCATTGCTGTTGAAGACAGCGGCGTCACCGGTGCCGCCTGTGATATCCAAAACCATATCAGAAGCGTTTTTGGACACGTTGCAGTTACGAAGTCCAACTAGGATTGCTCCTAGCCTCTTGGTCTTCATTACCTCCCAAAAGTTGCCGGTTCGATTGCGGATATGTTGCATCGGCGAAGTGCCGATGAGTTCCTGCACAAGATTCATCTCCGACCAACCGTTGTTGACGAACGCCTTGCGGCTGTTCATCGTCCCGGTAGTCACAGAATCCGGCACTGCATGGTCATCGGGATCATCGTTCGAATAGTTAGGCTCGCCCGACGTATCAAGATCATTCCAGAAGGGAACAACCAGGGTCCGGCCACCTGTGCGCGCCATCGTGTCGAATACCTCGGAGCGGGAAAGAATACCGCTCTCGGCAAGACGACGATTGGCGGGAGTCAAAACAGCGGTATAACTGTCATAGACTACCGGAACGACAGCGTCCGAAAGTTGGACAACAGAAGTAGACATGCGAAGGCCCTATTATTTGAGGATTAAGGTTAATCAGCCTCAGTAACCTCGCGCCGTCTGCGCATGTTCTGCTGATTGTCTTGCGAACTCTGTCGGATTGTCCCTCTGCAAGGCAATCCGTTCTTGGTCGTTCAGGTCTTTGAAAGCTTTGGAGCCGCCTGCTCCTCCACCTTGGCCGTTCATGCCAGCACCGCCGCCAGAACCGCCACCCGCGCGAATAATAGCTTTGTAATCGGGATTTGCAACTAGCGCGGCCTTGAATTCATCACGCGTCATGGACGACGGTTGACCGTCTTTCATGATGCGGACCTTGACAGCCTCAGATAGCGACTTGCTATCTGATAGATTCAACTTTGAGAAATCCCCAAGCTCAACGCTAATTTGATCGATGATCTCTCTTCGCATCATGCGCGGGCTTGTCGAAATCTCTGTCGCGAGACTATCAGCAAATGCGTTGATGGCCATATTGCGAATAGCAGTCTCGAAATGCTCTCGATCCTTTGTTCTGCCTTCTTTTTCGGCAGTGATCTTTTCGTTCCAATCCTTTTCCAACGCATCGATGTTATTGTCTTTTTTATTCTTATTTGTCTTGTTAGCGTCTTGTTCCGCCTTCATCGCATCGAATTGCGTTTGCAGCGCTGCCATTGATGTTGACAGTTCGTTAGCTCTACGTTCCGCACTATCGGCGCGATCCTTCTCGGCTGTCTTTGCCGTGATAAGCGCTGACGTGTCTGTGTCTCTTTCGGCGTCCAAAAGGTAGTTGTCACCGTCTTTCTTATATACGTTCTTTTTCCAAGCATCATCGCCAACAAAAGCGTTATACTCGGCGGCACTGATTTTCTGCTTAAACATAACTTATCCCTATGCTATGATTGCGCCTAGAGTTTCCCGATACTGTCTCAAATCAAGTTCACGAACAGGGATAAACTTGTTTGGATCAATACCGGCATCTTGACCTTTGGAAATTCTCTCTGCGATCTCGAAAGGCAAAACTCTTCGATAGAAGCTTTCGGGCTGAAGCTTTAACCAGTCAAGTAAATTCTTCGGTTGATCAGGCTCATTACCGGCATACGGCACCGTTCTAGAGCGGCAACGAGTGTGGGCAGGCGTGATCGGACCTTGCCCGTATTTATAGACTAGGCGATTTCTACTTAAGCAAATATCCGTAGTTCTTCCATCAAGGATAGAAAGCCATATATATTCATCAAAGAATAACGATTGAATCTTGTTCTGCACAAAGCCTGACACATGTTGAATAGACGTTTCAACTGTAGCTTTCGCAAGATTCATGTATCTGGCGCCAACTCCGCCTTGTCGTTTACGTTTCATATTAGGAAGTTTTTTATACTCACCTAATAGACCATTTTTAATTTCGCTAATCTTAAGACGATTAGCAAATCCTTTCTTAAATTCTGTTTCGATAGCCCCAATGTAAGCTTTACCAAAATTATCTATATACTCAGTTACAGTCAAACCACTTGCGGCGAGAATCGCGTTGCTATTATTTGCCCACACTTGAGCTTGATATTTAGTGCCAAACTCTTTGAGCGGGACATTACGCAAAGGTTGTGTGCTAACGTTTTTAATAATGCTAGCGGTCATTTTTGTTTCAATGCCGCATAGTTGTTCAAGGAAAGATAGAAATTCTATAGTGTAAAACACATATCGCTCTACGGCTATTTCCCTAAGCTGTTTCAGAATAAGAAGCAACTTGCCTTTACTCAATTCATCCAAAGAGCTAACGTCTAACTGTTCTAATTCATCAAGATAAAAATTTAGAATGCCAATTATGACATCTTCTGAAAGTCTCGCCTCACGTTCCTTGACCGCCTCCAAAAACAATTGATGGCGGATCATCGCATCATAAATATCAGGCATTAAGATTAACCTCAGAATTTGATTTAGACGTTTCACCGCCTATTTTGCCGGTCGCTTGAGCTTGGGCTTTCAATCTTTTTGTCTCGATATCAATATCAGCTTCTGTTTCGCTTTTAATGACGTTCTTAGCCAAAACGTCGTCGCCTAGTTTAAGGCCGGAATTACGCAAGTTCTCACGCGCTTCTTCAAATGTGACAAGA